TTTAAAAATAAATATTTTGAATATATTAAAGAGTTTTCATAATAATAATTATGACAGATTTATCTGGAAGTAATACTATGGGGACAAATAATAATGCTAATCAGTATAGAGATAATAGAATTTTGAATAGTGTTATCAATGAACTGTTAAATAGTATAGATGATGACGAGATTGAAAATTCAAGTATATATAACCCATTCTCACCGAATAATATAGGTAGAAATTATAGAATCGGAAGAAATATAGAACGCGGTTCTAATTTATTTGATATGGTAAACCAATTATTTGATATTAGTAGTAATTCTCCTATAAATTTATTTAATAATTTAAATCAACCAAGAAATAATGAAGAAGAAGAAACACAAGAAACACAAGAAACTAGTGATACCGAACTTCCTCTTATTGAAGAAATAACATTTCATATAACATATCCAATGACGATGGGTTCAGATACTTCAAATAATGAGAATAATACAGATAATGAAGACGAAGACAATGAACATGACGAGTATACGCGTATTACTAGAACAAGAAATATTAATAATAATAATAACATTAATAATTCTTACATGAGAAATAGAACGAATATTATTGATAATAGATCATTTAATCGGGGTGTTCTAAGTCCATTGCAATCATTTACAAATGGTACATTTACGAATGATTCGTTTCAAAGAATATTAACACAATCTTTATATGACCAATCAGGATACAAGACAAAAATATCGGATAAGGGAAAACAGCAATTAATTCATACTCATTTTAATAAAAATAATAAAGAAATATTAAATACGACATGTCCGATTATGCAGACTGAATTTGAAGAAGAACAATATATAATAATGTTGCCGTGTAATCATACTTTTACTCCATCAGCTATTAATAAATGGCTAGATGAAAAACCGGAATGCCCTGTATGCAGATTTAAACTTGATAGTATAGAGGAAAAAAGAGTATTTGAAAATAATACAGACAATAATTTAAATTATAATCCTTCATTTACAACGAATACACATGTTTATGTTGCTGAAGGAGGAGTTCAAAATAGAACGGTTAGTTACAGACATATGAATATGAATGATATTAGTCTCTCTAATTCTAATACTTATTTATACCCTCAAATTAACATAAATACACCATCTAGAACGGTTCATAGAATGAATTTAAATCAAAATTCATACTTAGATTACTTATACGAAGAGTTTGACAATGATGATTTCCAAAGAGCTTTGGTATTGAGTTATCGTGAAATAAACGATTTATCTAATAATAATAATAATGACATAGATGAGATATCATCAATAGTTGAATTCTCTTCTTCTGACAGTGAATCATGCGATGGAAAAATAGATGATTGCGATTAAAAAAATAAAATTATTTAAATTATTTCATAATATTTTTTTAAATATATTTATAATTTTATTTTTATATATTGAATTTTTTAAATTTAGATATCATCAATGTCAAACCCTGTATCTTCAAACACAATTTGATTAGTATCATCGCCAACTTTACGATTTGCCAATAATTCCTGATATGATATTTCCGCAGTTGATGCGAATTCAAACGCGGAAATGTCGCTTGTATTTTTGCCTTCAATCTGTTCAATCTCTTTCATTGTTCCAAGTAGAGCATCAAAATTAACATCATTCTTCTGTAGCAATTTTTCTTTATCTCCTGAACTATAAACATGTAGTAAATCGCAATTTGATTCTTTTCCACTTTTCCTTACTTCCCAATCGCGAATACCAACAAGAACCCATGTTCCAACACCGACCATATTTGATGAACGTCCTCGTCCTTTGAATTTATTACGAATGACACAATTTCTTGATTTACCATCTAAAGAAGTAACCAAACACATTCCACCTCCTAATACTTTTTTAACAACCGCATACGTTTCTCCATCTTCAATAATAACGCGTAATTGTTTATCATTTTGAGGAGCAATATGTTTGCGAGCATCGCGTTTAGTTTTATTTCCGCCTGAGTTTTTAACCATTGTTGTAATGTGTAGTTATTAATTTTATCTAGTTTATTTTTTAAATCAATTTTTTATTTTAAGTTTGAAATTATCAGGTAATTCGCAATCAAAATCACAATCTATAAAAATTTCATCTTTATTATTATTCGTTTTACTATTTACATAACAAAACCAATCAGTGTAATCCTTTTTTTTAATTTCCAATAAGCTAAAAGCTTGAACCTCTTTACTTTGTTCATCTAATTCATATCCATATATATCATAAAAGTTTTCTAATGATATATCGTCATCAAATATTATACGTTTGATATTGTGATCTATTTTTCCATTAAATGAAATAATTCTTTCTCTCCATAAAGGAACGAATGACGCATAATATTCCCAATTATAATTTTCTATTTTATAATTCGGTATGTTAAAACGGGACAAATTAAAGGCGCCAATATTTTCATCTATACGGAATAACCTTTTATAATATAATGTTTTGTATATTTGTGTATTTCCTTTATTTGTTAATGGAATGTCTCCACATTCAATGTCTTTTATTTCATCAATATCTTCTTTTTGAGGAGATATATAAACATTTTTATGGTTTAATGTAATATTATCTATTTTCAAATTACAAATAAATCTTAAAATATAATGAAAATCATGTTTATCAATTTTTCTTTTCCATAAATCTAATAGGTGTATTTTATTTTCATGAGAGAAATAGGAAACAATTGTTTCATAAATATCAATTGAATTTATTTTTTTATCAAATAATTTATTCAAATAATAACAAATGTCTATCCAATTACTATTATGAATAGACAATAAAAGAGGATAATATTCTTTGTTATATGTTTTCAAACGTCTAGACTTTGGAAATTTAGTATAAATATGTTCTTGACATAAATCGTCACATAAGGATATTTGATACAATAAAAATACGTTTGAGTCATGCTTTAATGAGTGCATATTTCTAATAATATATAAAAGAGGAGCAATGTCATTTTTTTCTATATATTCATTTATTTTTTTTGTAATATAATATTCTAATTTAGGATTTATTAATGCGTAATAATTAAAATATATCTCCCAAATGATATCGAATACATCTAGCTTGCTATAATATAATTCAGAAAACCAATAATAACATTCCATTATGTTTATTTTTCTAAGCATTGATGATATTAAAGTCAATTTGACTTCTTCTTCATTATAGAGAAATCTAGTTAATTTAAACATTATACTGATATTTGTTATTTGTTATTTATAATAAATATAGTATTTAATAAATCAATTTTATTTTCTATATTTAATTTATAAATGTCAGAGTGGCTTAAAATAGTTAAAAAACACGCAAAGTTAAACCCTGGTAAATCATTGAGGGATTATTTACCGTACGCACAAGTTGAATATAAAAAATTAAAAGCGAGTGGTAAAGTAATGTTAAAATCAGCAGTAAAGACCACCAAAAATATCATTAGAGGAAAGAAACATCGTAAACATTCTTCCAAGAAAACAAAGAAACAGAGAGGAGGAAGACGTGACAGGGATGACGATGCGGATGATGACGATGAGGAGGAAGACGATGATATTCTTGAAAATAATGAAGAAGATGGAAATTATCAACCTGAAATGGAAACAGAACTCAATGATGATATCACTGGAGGACGTGATAGAGATGACATTGCTGGAGGACGTGATAGAGATGACATTGCTGGAGGACGAGATGATATTGCTGGAGGTCGTCGTGCTAAAAAATCAAGAGGAACACGTAGTCGCGCAGGCGGAACTAGTAAATGTATGATGGGTGGTAAAAAACATAGAAAAAGTAAAGGAGGAAAAAAGAAAGGGGTAAGTGATATAGATGCAACAATGTCACAAATATTATCGTCTTCTCCTATGATGATGAGAGCAAGTTCTCGTGCAGGTGGTAAAAAAATTAAACGACGCGGAGGTAGAAAAACAAGAAAAATGAAAAAAATGAAAAACCATAAAAAATATCGCTCAGACATAACCTCAACCAATTTAGCTTAAAAATTCAATTTTATATAATTGAGTATAATAATTTCAATATTATTTATTGATATTATTATTATTAATTTAGTTTCAAATTATTCATTAGTTGTTTTACATTCACATCATCATTTGTATAATTCATATTAATTGTTCTTGAAATAATGAAATAACGGTTTTTATATGTTTTCTTAAATTTAATTGTTATATCATCTGTATGTAATTTGAGTTCAACCATTCTATTAATTTCATCCCGAATCAAATTTATATATAATGCACAAAAATCAGAATATCCACTAGATGGCGTATATGTATCATTGCCTACATTACGAGTAATATGATTATCCATGGCTTGTATAAGTTCATGATCCATAGTAATATATTTACGCCTCTTTTTGGCATCAGTCTTAACATTAGATTTTTTCCTGAAATAGTAACGAGCTGCCTTATACATTTTATCAGACGCATCGCCTTCGTATCCCAAGTCATGTAGACGTTTAATCTCATCTTTAATTAATTCGTCGTTCTCTTCAGCCCATAATTTCCAAGATTCTTTATATGTCTTACGGTCATCATATTGATGGAGTTTAGCAAACACAGTTAAATGGTCCATTACTGTTTCATCAAAATTATATCTGAATACATTAATATTCACATTGATTTTTTCATCAATGTTCGCATTAATATTAACATTATTTTTTTCTTCAATATTCACATTTTCTAAAATAACAGAAACATTCTCATTAGTAGGGATAGACATGTATAGTTTATGATTGAATTAAATTTATGAATACTTTTTAATTTCAATTTTTTATAAAATGTTTTTAATAATGTTTTTAATAATGTTTTTAATAATGTTTTTACTAATGCTTAGAATATAATATTTTCAAATATAATTATATATCTATTGAAATGATTTATAATTATACATTAACAATGCAACCATATTACGATTATATAAACCAATGTTATAAAAATATATTGGTTTTAAATAATGAACCAGTTGGACCCTTAAAAACAATTGTTAAACGATTAAACCCACCTAAATTATCAGAATTTAATTATTCAACATATAATGATGGTTGCTGCTATGAGAGAAAATGTATATATGCAATTTATGATATTGAAGATAAACGTCACTGTAATTTAATGTGCGTAGATAATATATCTAATTTATTTGAATTCTTAGTTAATAACAATTATACTATAGATACATCTATTACAAAAATATTCCAAAAATCAATTGTTAAATTCACAAATCCATTTATCTGTTTTATTTCTTATAAAAATTGATTTAATTATAAAGATTATAAATATAACAATACAAATAACTATAATATGTCGTCGCAAGAAACCTCTCAAACAAATATAAATATATCAGAAGAAGATATTTTACAACAACTCATTCAAGAATATATTTTAACTTTAAATGAGAGAGAAAAACACATCATGGAAATCGCAAAAGAACATTTACAAACTTCATTTTGTATTGAAAGATCAGTTGGATTTGTAAAGTGGAAGAATTCAAATAAGAAGTACTAACCCATATTTATAATATTAATTATATTACTATCAATATCTATTTTCCTCTCACTCTTCTTGTGATTTATATGATACAGTCGGCGATAGGCGGGTTTCAAAACTTAATCATTTACTCCATTCATTATCAATAACAGTCTTATTATGAGAACGCCTATGGATACGTAAAACATATTATACTTTTATTTTTGAGAAATCTAAACGACCAAAGTCATTTGAAAATGCATTACTTATTTTTTTTGCGTTTGATTCTATTTTATTTATTTCA